AAGCGTTCTGTAATTGAGAACTTGGTCAAGGACAACCCTCAGTGGCAATACTGGGATGAGAGAACCGGACGCTCGTTGTCAGCAATATTTGACTTTGCCGTTAAAGACAACTCCTACGTTGGTGAAGACTATCTGTTTTGTGACCGCGCCCGTGAGGCTGGTTATCAGGTTTGGGTAGACCCCACCATTAAGTTAGGCCACATGGGAACCATTGAGTACGAGGGTGACTTTGGAAACGAAGCCTTCTACCCACGGCTCGTTAAAGACGAGAAGATTGCAAATGGCTAAGACTCCTGCGTGGCAACGCAAAGAAGGTAAGAACCCAAAAGGTGGGCTAAACGCGAAGGGGCGGGCATCGTATAACGCTGCTAACCCCGGTAAGCCCGGCTTAAAGGCTCCTCAACCAGAAGGCGGAGCACGTAAGAAGTCGTTCTGTGCCCGTATGACCGGTATGAAGAAAAAGTTAACCAGCGCTAAAACCGCTAACGATCCAAACAGCCGTATCAATAAAAGTTTGAGGGCTTGGAAATGCTGATATGGAGATGATGCTTTGGAACATGGTGTTGACCGTACTACTAGGTGTCTTAGCCTATATTGGGCATGAGAAGGCATCTGAGATACAACGGCTCAACATTTTGATTAACAAAACTAGAGAAGAGGTGGCTCGTGATAACGTCACTCAAGCAGAAATGGACAAACTTGTTAACCACATTGACCAGCGGTTTAACAAACTTGAAGCAAAAATTGATGAACTTTTTAAAAAGGGGTAAATAAAATGGCTAATCCGTTCCAAGGTGATGATGTAGATCCGTTTAGCGGTGCTCGTGATGAAGAAACGGGTGACGTAAAACAAGTTGGACTTCCTGCATCAGCAAAAACTTCTAGGTTTGGAACCGCATTTGCGGCTGCTCGCAGGGCTGGCGACAAAACTTTTATGTTTAACGGCAAAAAGTACACCACTGAAATGGCTTCTGAAAAGAAAAAGGCGCCTGCAAAAAGCGGTAAATCGCTTCCCGGTAGGTCTGCTGAAGGTTCCGTTTCTGACGTTGTTGGCGCTAAAAAAGGCGGCATGATTAGTTCCGCTTCCAAGCGTGCTGACGGTTGCGCTACCAAGGGTAAGACCCGTGGGAAGATGGTCTGATATGGGAAAGAGCGCTACTGTATCCGCACCAGCAGATTGGACTCCTGAGAAGGGGGCTGAAGCCATTGCTAAATTGCAGGGCGAAAAAACCACTTTTAAAAATATGTTGCCAAAACTTGTCGCTGAGTCTATGACCAAATTTGACAAGCAACAGAAAGAGCAAAAGTCTCTTAACGATATGTTGAGTAGTCTAAATTACAAGCGTTTGGATGATGAAGAAGAGAAAAAGGTTGGCATGAAAAAAGGCGGCAAAGTATCTTCAGCCTCCAAGCGTGCTGATGGCATAGCGATCCGGGGTAAGACTCGTGCCTAGCGTATCAGCCAAGCAAGAAAGATTTATGCAAGCAGTGGCTAATAATCCAAAGTTTGCAAAGAAGGTAGGTGTACCAACATCCGTAGGAAAAGAGTTCACTAAAAAGGAAGGTGGAGTCATGAAAGAGTCAAAGGCAATGATGAAAAAGGAAGTGTCCTTTATGAAGAAAAAGGGCGCTCCTAAGTCTATGCTTAAGCATGAGATGAAAGAAGCCGGTATGAAATATGGCGGCAAAGTTAAAAAAATGGCTGCTGGTGGTTTGGCTGCTGGGCATAAGCAAGCCGACGGTGTTGCTTCTAAGGGCAAGACCAAAGGTAAACAAGTTGCTATGCGCAAGGGTGGGATGGCCTGCTAAATGCGACCAAGCCGGGGTATGGGGATAATTAATCCCTCTAAGATGCCAAAGGTCAAGACGATCAAACGTAAGGATGATCCGAATGAGGTCAAGATGTATGCCAAAGGTGGTGAGTCTAAAGTGAATGAGGCTGGAAACTACACCAAACCCGGTATGCGTAAACGGATCTTTGAAAGTATTAAGGCTGGCGGCAAGGGCGGTGCTCCGGGTCAGTGGAGTGCCCGTAAGGCTCAGATGCTGGCTATGCAGTATAAGAAAGCAGGCGGTGGGTACAAAGATTAGATTTCCGGTATACAACGCCGAAACAGATGGAAACGTATTTGACTGGTTAATTAGTACAGCCGAAGACTTTAGGAAGATTAGGCAAAGAGAACGATATGTCGAACTTGAAAAAGCCGCAGCAAAGTCTGAAAGCGTGGACGCAACAAAAGTGGAGAACTAAGAGTGGCAAACCATCTACGCAAGGACCGAAGGCTACAGGGGAAAGATACCTCCCAAGTAGCGCCATCAAAGCGCTCTCCCCGCAAGAGTACGCCGCGACCACCCGAGCCAAGCGAGCAGGAAAAGCCGCAGGAAAGCAGTTCGTCGCCCAGCCTAAAGGGGTGGCTAAAAAAGTTGCTCCGCATAGGAAAATAGGATGAGTACAACAGGCACCACCAACTTTAATCTGCAACTCAACGAACTTGTTGAAGAGGCATACGAGCGTGCCGGTGCCGAGTTGCGTACTGGATATGAGTTACGTACAGCCCGTCGTAGCCTGAACTTATTGACTATTGAGTGGGCTAACCGGGGCATTAACCTTTGGACTATCGAGCAAGGATCTATTCCTTTAAATCAGGCACAGATTACTTATGCTTTGCCCATCGATACCATTGACTTGATGGACATGGTGGTGCGTACTGATTCCGGTCTTATCAGCCAGTCTGACATTAATATCAACCGGATCTCGTCTTCGACCTACGCCACGATACCCAATAAGAACGCCCAAGGGCGCCCAATTCAGGTTTGGATTGACCGGCAAAGCGGGGCCTCAAACGCTACCAACATTACTTTAGGTAGCACTATTACCTCATCTTCAAACACAATCACGCTTAGTTCTGTGGTTGGATTGAACTATGTGGGCTTCATTACGATTGGTTCTGAGACCATCGGATATAACGAGATTTCTGGCAATATTCTGCAAAACTGTGTTCGTGGCGTGAATAACACAACGGCTGCTGCACACACAGCAGGTGCGGCGGTATCAGTAATTAACCTGCCCAACATCTGTGTTTGGCCTAGCCCCGATCAAAGCAATTACTACTCGTTTATATATTGGCGTCTACGCCGCCTGCAAGATGCGGGTAACGGTATGCAGACAGAAGACATACCTTTTCGTATGTTGCCCTGTTTGGTGGCTGGACTGGCGTACTACATTGCTATGAAGATTCCAGAAGGTGCGCCACGTTTGGAAATGTTGAAGGCGGCTTATGAGGAGCAGTGGCTACTTGGTTCAAGCGAAGACCGGGAAAAGGCTGGGCTGCGGTTGGCCCCACGGCAGTATTTTTATTAATAGGTGAACTATGGCGGGTCCAAAGTTTGCTTCTGGTAAATGGGCGATAGCGGAGTGCGACAGATGCGGGTTTCGTTACAAGCTGAAGGAATTGAAGAAAATAGTCATAAAGACCAAAAACATCAATTTGCTAGTTTGTTATACATGTTGGGAACCGGATCAGCCACAGTTACAATTAGGTATGTACCCCGTGTACGATCCACAGGCTTTACAGAATCCTAGAAACGATAAGTCATATTTACAGGCAGGTTTAACAGGAACACAAGTTGAATATATTAATCCGCCAGATCCAGATGCTTCAGACGCATTTGGTGAGCCATCTGGGGGTAGTAGGATTATCCAGTGGGGGTGGAACCCTGTTGGGGGCGCAAGGGATAATGGGCTAACACCTAATAACTTGGTAGCCCAAGGTAGTATAGGAACCGTAACAGTAACTACTTAAGGAGTAAAACATGGATATGAAAGCAGCATTAAAGGCACACATGAAAAAGAAGGGCGCTAAGGCTCATCCAGATGCAAATGTGAAAAAGTTTGCTAAGGGTGGCAAGACTAACGCACAGATGAAAGCAATGGGTCGGAATCTGGCAAAAATTGCCAACCAAAAGAAGCCCATGTCAATGGTTCGTAAAACGGGGATCTAATATGGATACGCCAGTCAAACAAGTACCAATTGTGCCCAATAACAATGGGTACCCCAACAACGTGCCTAACACGCAAACCCAACGGACTCGTGGAACTAAAAACACGACCCGTGGAAACAGCCATTCCAAGAAGATGGGCTAAATGAACTACACCGAACTAACTGCTGCAATCAAGGCTTATTGTGAGAATGACTTCCCACAGGTAGTGGGGTCAGGCGGTCTTACATCGGCTGAACAGATAGCAACATTTGTTCAAAATGCTGAAGAGCGGATCTACAACTCCGTGCAGATTCCAGCCATTCGTAAGAATATGGTTGGGGCTACGACTTCCGGCAATAAGTACTTAGCGCTACCTCCGGATTGGCTCTCCACTTTCTCTCTGGCAGTGGTTTGTAACGGTCCAACTACACTCCCTGATGGTCGAGTTTTTGCATCTGGGGACTATCTGTATCTTCTGAATAAGGATGTGAACTTCATTCGTGAGGCATTTCCAAGTCAGACGGATACGGGTTTACCCGAATACTACGCAGTCTTTGACTACAACACGTTCATTCTCGGGCCAATGCCCAATGCAAACTATACGGTTGAGTTGCATTACTTCTACTACCCAACCTCAATTGTGACGGCTAATACATCGTGGCTTGGGGATAACTTTGAATCAATACTGTTGTACGGCTCCCTGCTTGAGGCAGCATCGTTTATGAAGTCTGAGGCTGATGTGGTCAATATGTACAAAGAGCGCTACAACGAAGCCATGCTGCTTCTCAAACAGTTGGGCGATGCCAAGGATCGTCAGGATGCTTATCGTTCTGGTCAGGTGAGGTACCCGGTTAAATGATCCCTGATTTGTCCGGTAAAAAGATTGCCATCGTGGCTATGGGCAAGTCCCACGGTCAGTTTGTGCTAGCTAAAACCCACTCTAATCCGATTGATGAGGTCTGGGCGATCAATGCTATGGCAGGCGTGGTGTTCCACGACAGGGTGTTTATGATGGACCCAGCAAGCCGGTTTCTTGACTCAGAGGATGCTGGAACCCAGACTGGGATTATGCGGTCTGTACTAAAGAGCCACCCCGGCCCAATCTATACCTGCGAGTTAGACAGCCGTTGCCCGGGTTTGGTTGAGTTCCCGCTTGAGGAAGTCATGAACGCCTGTGGTACGGGGTACTTCAACAACACGGTAGCCTACGCTATTGGATATGGCATTGCAGCAAAAGTGGCTGAGATGCACCTCTACGGGATCGACTTCTCGTACAAGAAGGTCGTGCATTTTGCTGAGGCTGGAAGGGCTTGTTGTGAGTTCCTATTGGCTAAGGCTATGGAGCGCGGGATTAAGGTTGGGATTGCCCATGAGTCTTCTCTCCTAGATAGCAACGAGCCAGTTCAGTCAAAACTCTACGGATACCACCGTCTTGCTGACCCCTTGGTTGTTGGGATAGAAGATGATAAGTTCGTGGCTAAGAAGTTTTCAGAGATTAAAGAACCCGAAACGGCGTATGAGTACCGTGCGCCAGAAGCGGTGAGGACTTGATGTTTGAGATAAAGATGGGGCAGATCTATAGCCCGATGGTCAAGACCAGCGACTTTGGTGGACTGCCGCTAGAGGATTTGGCTGAGGCTTGCGCTGACAAGATTGTGGGGGTGGCTGATTCTGCCCCTCCGGCTATCCGTGAGCAGGCTAAGTATTTTAGAGAACAGATTGAAAAGACAATTTTTGAGTATTTAAAGAGAGCGGCGCAGTCTGAAAGGGCTACCTGTATTCAAGTTTGTGTTCAGGGCGGGGAAGAAAAAGCCGCTCATTTATTAAGGAGAAGTTAAA